TTGCAAGATAGTATCACCGCCGCATCTGGCAAGTCCTTTGCCGGGCGTGAAGTTATCGTGTTGGATGACGATGTGATCGGCGAAACCGCAGGTGACTTGGTTGCCTTTGTGGGTGACGCTTATGAGTTTGTAACCCTGTTTGATCGCAAGCAGATGTCTGCCAAGTGGGTTGACATGAACATCTATGGCGAGTTGCTCGGCATCTTTGTGCGCTTTGACGCCGTTAAGTTTGACGAGGCCGCAGGTTACTACTTCGAGTGGGAACCAGAACCGGAAGATGACGGCTCGGAAGTTGGAGGTGACGGGGGAAACTAGTCCAGTCATTAGGCATACCCGCTCCGGAGATGCCTGATTTAGAGGCGATGACGAAAGCCCAGTTACTGAACTTTGCCGACAGTTACGGCATCACCGGGCTTAATGACCGGATGCTTAAAGCGGACATAATCGCCGCGATTAAGGAGGCGATGGGATGGACATAACGAATGTTCTCCAGTTGGTCAAGGCTAGGATCGGCATTACCACGGCGGTCAGGGACAGCTACCTGACCGCCATCATCGAAGGGTTAATCAAAGAGCTAACGGACGAGAAGGGGATGGTGCTAGACGGTGACAACCCTTATCACCTCATGTTTGTTGTAGATTTTGCCACCTGGCGATACCAGAACCGGGACACCATGGAAGCAATGCCGAGGCACCTGCAATTCCGGCTGCACAACTTGATAATCCACGCCGGAGGTGGTGCAAGTGACGTTTGATTACGAGCTTATCCTCATCCAGACAGAAGAAGGGGAGAACGAGCTGGGCGATCCCGTCACCATCCGCACTGAGAAACCGGTGCTGTGTGGCGTTGTCTCTGTTGGGAGGTATGAACACTACCAGGCAGCAGCCCATGGTCTCAGGCCCGAAATAGTCTTTGTCGTCAATCGCTGGGACTACGAGGGCGAGAAAGAGGTGGTGTTTGAGGGCAAGAGATACAACGTTCTTCGCACCTATGAGCCCAAACAATCAAAGGGCTTTGCGGACTACGAAACAGTGGAGCTTGTCTGCGAAGGGGTGATCAACCGTGCCGGTGCCTAAGAGTGTTACCAAGATCAACAAAGACGGGGTCACATTCATCGACAGCGTTGACAGAGCGGAATACACCCTGGCGGAACTCTCCAGGGCAGCGTTGCGTGATGCCGCTAGAGTGCTTAGGAGAATAGCTAAGGAAAACACCCCTGTCGTAACAGGAACCCTGAAGAAGAACATCGCAACATGGGTGCGCGGCCGAAAAGACTACCCCACGCCTTATTTGCAGCTCGGGGTCTACAGCCAGCCTGCGGCCAAGAAAAAAGGTCTCACTCCTGCTTACCATGCACACTTGGCCGAGTTCGGGAGTGTGCGTTCCCGGCCGGCCAATGAGGGCCGGGGTATCCTGAGGCCGACGGTACAGGACAACATAGACCTGATACGCCGCGTCCAAGCTCAGTACTTGGCCGAAGTCGAAAAGGAAGTCAAGGCCATGGACCTGATAGACGAAGAGGAGGAGATCGCCGATGATTGAGCTTAGGAAGGCGCTCCATCCTCTCCTACAGGCTATTCACAGCAGAGTGTACTTCCAGCGGGCTCCGGACACAGCGCAATTTCCTTATCTGACCTACAGATTTGAAGTAACGACTGATGGCGAGGGCTTCGAGTTCGTCACACTCGATGTTGACGGCTGGGACTTGCCGAATGATGGTGACACGACCCAGCTGGAGAACTTGATGGCAGATGTTAAAAGGGAGCTAGATAAAGCGGTGCTGACCACGGAGAATCTTGTGGTCAGTATCTATTTGGACCGGAAGCTGCCTCTGGAGGATGAGAACCCCAACATCATCCGAAGGAAGCACATCTACCAAGGACGACTTTTTGAAAGGAGAGAAAGCTGATGGCACTTACCCAACAGCAGGTCGAGAATATTCAGATTGACCACGGTATTGTCTACGTTAACTACGGTGAGGATGACCAAAAGATGCTGGGCCCTACCCGGGGTGGTGGACAATTCCAGGTCACCAAGAACATCCGTGACATCGAGTTTGACGGCCGCAAAGGAAAAACGAAAGGCTTGCAGGTAGTAGATGAGATTGACGCTCAGCTCACTGTCACGCACCTGGATGCGAGTTTGGAGACACTCCAGCTGGCCATGCCCTATGCGAAGTACGATGCAACGGAAAAAAAGATCACCTGCGGCAATGACTCCGTCGGCATTATCCCCGAGGAAGCGTACCTCAAGAACGTGACCATGTTCGCCAAAGTGGTCGGCGGAGGATACAAAAAGATCACCCTTTACAACGCAATGAGCGAGGCGGATTTCACTCTCACTGCCGCACCGAAAGGCGAAGGCGAGATGCCGCTTGAGGTCTACGCTCACTGGGACCCCATGGATGATACCCAGCCGCTGTATGAGATCGAAGATGTCGATGCAATTACACCGTAGGCAGGGTTGCCCCTGCCTACTTCTTTTAGGGAGGTAGTAACCCGTGATTACCATTGAACAAGGCATGAAGATCAGCGCTATTATTGACAAGCTGGACCTGAAGATGCCTGACCCCAATAAAGGGCAGGCATATTTCGGTGCAGACCTCTTGATGCAGATTGTGGCCAAGGCCCATCGGGCGAAGAACGAAATCTACAGTCTTATCGCTGAAGTTAAGGGATGTACCGAAAAG